TTACAATAAGTTTACCTACACCTTTGTCTGTAAGCTTATGCATCTTCTTATCGAACATATCTTTTGATAGATTCTCTAACTGGTCAATAGGCACATTCATAAGGTTAGCATCAATACGTTCAGCTATCCTTTCTTCTGCCATCTCCATAGTTATATATAACACATTTTTCATCTGTGTTAAAGCACCAGCGGCAACATGACACATAAATAAAGACTTACCAACACCTGTACCAGCTAAGGCAACATTAAGTGATTTCTTGACTAGACCACCCTTTGTGATCGTGTTAAACTTTTCTAAGTCAAATGGTAGGTGTTCCTCTTGCCTATGATAGAAATCATAGCGACCATCAGAGTCATCAACATAATCATGACCAACCCTCATATCAAAGTTAACACCTAAAGCCTCACTCAATACAGATGGTAATGCATTCTTATCTAATGTTTCATGCTTACCCTCTATTATATTTATAGAGTCCATAATTGCCAAATAGATTGCTCGGTCTTGACACCACTTCTCAGTCTTCTCAACTAACCACTCTTGGGTTTGCTCACCATCAGCTATACTAATTTCAGGTATAAGAGCAAGAGATTCTGATGTGATCTTAGGATTATTCCTTAATTCTATACTTAGTGCATCAGCACTTGGTAACTTATTAAACTTATTAACGAAGCCAACAATCTCATTAAAGACATCTCTATATGGATTCTCAAAGTATATAGTTTTTAAATGAGGAATAACCGTTCTGGTATAATCCTCATTAAGCATTAAGTTGCGTAAGATTAATGTTTCTATCTGCATTAAACGTCCATATCTTCAGGGTTATCTTGCTTAATCATATCAGCATGGCCAACTTCATACTTCTGTTTTAAATAATCTTTGAAGTCACCTGCAAATAATGGTTGCCAAAATTCTTCTTTCAATGTTTCAGCAATACGAACCTTCTTATCTTCTACCTCACCAGTAGAACGATCGACCTTTGAGTACCAACCATTAGATGGTTTAACTACATATCCACCTTCTATTGCTACATCTAATAAACCTGAGTATGTTTCAATACCACCTTCCCATGTAACTGCAATAGGAATCTTAGACTTCTCACGGACAAACCTTGATTTTTCTACATTGATTACAAAGTTATATCCTGTAATTTCAGTTCCCTTCTTCTCTTGCTGACGGCCGATGATCCAGATATTATCTGAGGAGTAGTAAATACCTGTACCACCGGACACGACTGCTTTAGGGAATAAGCCGATTTCTTGATATGTGTGGTTGACTGCTAACAATGGAATGTCCCTCATTGTTAGGTAGGGTGTCGTCATTCTAAATAGACCTTTGAGGGCTTTCGCTCTCGACATATCTGCTACTGACTTTTCATTCATAGCATCTTCTAGTTCTTTCTTAGAAGCTAGATTTCCAACAGAGTCAATCATAATAATGACTTTGTCGGTGCGTTCAATATTCTCGAGCTGGGAGATTAGATCGAATTTCAGCTCTTCTACATTAGTAATGGGACTATGTAGTACACGTGAAGTGTCAATACCGAACGACTTAAAATATTGTTGCGGGCTACCAAACTCTGAATCATAAAACAACAGGACAGCGTCTTCATACTTATCTAAGTATGCTGCTGCCATGAGCAAGCCAAATGAAGTCTTAAAATGCTTACTTGGTCCTGCTAAGACTGTTAAACCAGAACTCAGACCTCCGTCTGGATCACCTGATAACGCAACGTTAATCATAGGAACAGGTGTAGTCACCATATCCTTATTAGAAAACAACTTGCTCTTGTCAAGTTGCGAAGACTCTTTGATACGAGAGTTCTTCTGTAATTTATCCATTATTCCCATTTATACTCCTTTGTTAATTTGATAGGTATATTATATCACATTTAGATGGGAAGTACATACTCTTCACCAAATTGTTTTCGTCTGTAACACTCAGGAGAGATATGTACTGATGACATGTTCTCCATTTTCTCTTTAGCATATAATTCAGGATCCATACACTTCCATTCTTCTGGCCACATAACTTTATTCATGCTTACCATATCCATGGTCTCTTCAATTCTCTGTAGCATCATCACTCTTTCGTATCGTGTACCAGCAAAAGGATGTCCTTTATAATAACCTGTCTTAGGTAATTTTCTACCTTCAAATTCTATTGGCCATGGCACTGCATACTCAACTGGTATCGGCAATGAATCACCAAATCTTTTTAGATCTATCCACATATCTCTTGGATCTATATTCAATCTGCATAGATGATGTCTTAGATCTATATTACCAAAGACTAATGTGATACCTTGTAGGTTATTACATTTAGCCATATGATCTGTTACGTATTTAAAATTAGATTTTATTTGACCATTAAGTGTAAGACCGTCAGTCTTAATAACCATACTACCTTCAGGAGCAAATGCTGCCGTATGAGAATCACCTATAGTTAACCAATCCGTATCAAGATCTGTCGATAGTAATGTTTGAGCTCCATCGCATTTAGCTTGCACACGGGCACACCAGTCTTTATCCTTCACATCTTTTCTTTTGGCTAACATGTTACCATACTCAGGCATATCAATGTCAAGTGAATAGACTTTATCAGCTAATAAAAAATTATCAATACTCTCTTTAAGTTTATCATTGAATCCACCAAATAAATTAATAGATCCATGGAAGTTTACTCCATGATCTAAGTATAATATTTCAACTCTGTGGTTGTCATGATTAATACTTACATTTAAATTCTCTGCCCATGTACGTGCCCAACCATATCCATGGCTATTCTTCTTACGTGGTATTTTACTAAAAGTTCCTGTTATCATAAGTTCTTATCCCAATCTCTATAGCTTTCCGTTTCGTATATTGTATCATCGTGTAATTCTGGTTCTTTACCTACATTCCAAAATAGTATATCTTGACCAGAATTCTTTGGAATGTATTTCCATACTTTACCATCGTAAGTATCTATGTTTGGAAATGGTGGTAAGTTCTCTTTACTCTCATGAGCCGTGAAAGCACGTGGCTCAGATATAACCTTTGCTCTACCTAATTCACCAGCCTTCATGTTTCTACTTACAGCAACAGAGACAAACTCGGCATTAGGCCAAGCAATCTGTAGAGATCTTGTAAGTACACCTGTCGAAGTAGCAACATACACCAGTTCAGGCTCTTTAATCTTACTAGCAACCTTAACCATACCCGCTGTAACTAATTTATGTTTCAGTCCTAATGGCACAAAGAATGCATTTGGATTTTGATCAGCCCAGTCTTTTGCTATCTTATTTAAATTAGGCATAGCTGCAATACGATGGAAGGATGCTTCTGCTCCTTGTTCTATGCAACATGCTTGGTGATGTGAGATCTTTTTAGATGATGGCATAAATAATCTTACAGCTTTATTATGTCTCTTCGCTACATCTAATATACTTACACCAGCTAAACCAGTCCTTGGTTGCACATACACAATAGTATCTTCTTTAATACTTGATATTAAACAATCTCCACCTCGGACCTTCGATCCAACTAAGTCATCATCTCTTACAACTCGAATACCTTCATGCTCAACAATACGTGGAGGAGGATTAGGATCTTCCCAATCACCTGCAAGATCTAAGTAATAATTCTTTGCTTCGTCAGGTTGCATCATACCGACATCGATATTGAAACCATCTTCTATGTGATTATTATGTGGCATTATATTGGTAGTGTATTAGTATCCGGTGGTGTACCTTGTCTTTGCTTCCAACCAGATACCCATCCGCTGTTATTAGTTATAGTACTAGGAATATGGTCAAATGTACCATTACCTCTTGGTACATAGTTCTGACCAAACCTTACAAAGTCACACATAACATCTTCAAGATCTTTTGGTCTACCGCCTGTACGTTCTCTTAATATATTCATGAACTCATCATGACTATATCCAGACGATAACTTCTTTAAACAACGAACAGCGTTGTTGCCCAAGTATGTGTGTGAATCTTTATCTACTGCTTCAGGAAAATAGTCTGAGCAATCCATAGAGAATGCTGCATATTGGAAGTTAAACTTTCTATGTCCTGCTGATTTATTATATGCATTTAAATAATCGACAATTTGTTTATGTGTCTTCATTTCTTTACCGTCTATCTTTTCATATAATAACCAATCGGTAAATTTATAAATTAATGGTGGTAATTCTTTTGTCATAAAGTCTACATTACTTGTGCCCTTCTTTGGAGCAGGAGGTTGGTTACCAATAGAAGTAAAGATTGCACCTTTCTCTTTCATCTTTACCATATCTTCACACATCTGATGTACACCATCCTTACCAAATTGTGTTCCCCAATACTGTATAATATTGTTACGATATCCATGGTCATTCTCAAATGATGCACCAGAACCTGTAATACGGTGACACATCATAACAAAAAACCATGTAGATAAACCCCATGTGATCTGATCATTCCAAGTGTTAATCTCTCTACGTCTTTCGTTTTGCCATCTCCATTTAGGAGTCTCTGAACCAAACCGTAAGTCTTGTAATACATTAGAGAAACCAGCAGCTGCTCTATGTTTACAATCATAGATGTCTATCTTCTGGAGTAAAGGATCATTTATAATCTCATTTGCTTCTGGGCCCTCGTAGTCAAGTGTTCCCCAATTGACATTGTCTTGTAACCATCCAGCTTTAGGATAGTAATAATTAACTAGCACATCAAGTGCTTCTTCGTTTAACCACTGTTTAGGCATATACTTTTGGTTTAACTAAATCGAAATGTTTTTCATAGACATGTAAGTTTTGTACTTGCCATATCATTTTGCCAACTTCTATTTTAGCATGAGGCTGGCTAAGTTCTTCAGCCAATTTATATAATACAAACTGCTGCCATGCATAATCATTCTTGTATCCATATATAACATCATTAGATCTCATAGAGACCGAGCAATGTAATTTACCATTACGAATATAATAAGCAACTGAATTAGTACATATAAAATCTGACATACCTTCAAGATTATACTCACCCCATATAGATGGTCTATTATAGATCATCATGGCTCTACGTGAATTAGGATTAGCTTTTAGTTCAGCTAAACAATTATCATATTGATTGCCATTATCCTTTGACCATATTAGATAACCATAATTAGAGTTAATCATACCATCTTTGTTTGCTGCATATTGCCATGCTGCTGGTGGCATAGAACCTATTCCATATATGTCATTAATGTTTCTTGATTGTGACTTATACCAATCTATTTCTTTTTGAATATATTCTATATTAGGTGTACCAAATATTGCAGGCTCATCAGCTTCAAATGATGCACCAATTAATTCAATGCACTTTACACCTGTCTTATCTGTAGTTGTGGCATAATCATGGTTCTTTGCACCGATGAAATAATCACGAACATCTGAAACTTTATACGGACGTATCAACATTTGATTTAGGATTGTTTAAGTAATCTAGTGAAGGATCTTGACCTTCCATCTTGCCACGAATATAAGCTACAGCAAAAGATGCATAGTTAATAAGATCTTTGTATGTGTCTTCGAGTGATTCAAAGTTATTGGCTTGGCCGGATTCAAGTAAAGACTGAGCACGTAACATTTTGCCGTGCATAGTGTCATGAATAGAATCGACACCGCGACGATAATGCATTGCTTGTTTTACTTGTGAATTTGGGTTTTGATAGTCTTCTGACT